GACAGCGCGTCTACCGCTCCGAAACCCTGTGTTATGAACGCATCACGCAAATCAATGACTTCTTGGGTGTATTCGGCGTTGTAGACCTCGGAATTCTGATCAAATACCGGGAAATTAGCCTCTAAGTCAGCTGCTGCGGTCTGTAAAGCGGTTGCTTGCTGGCTTTGGGCCACGGTTTGCGTCATTTCTTGGCGCATTTCATAGGCCATCTGCTCTTTTTCGGCTTTTCGCATCTCTTGACGCAGTGCCGCAGCCTTGTCTGACTCGCCATCGAGCACCAAAGTCTGGTATTCGACCTCTTTTGCCGCAAAATCGTAGTCGTCGGGCGCATTTTCCTGCACTTCTTGGGCAGCTTTCATGTCATCCAGCTGCTTTTGCAGTGCTTTCTGCTTTGCCAGTACCTCGTCAAGCCGTGACTTGGGCACCATCTTGGCTTTTTTAGGCGTTTCCTCTACGGGTTCGGGTTCGGGGGTAACTTCTTCGGGCGCTTCAGCGGTAGATTCTTCTTCTTCAGTATCCGGTTCAGCCGATTCCTCTTCGTCGTCTTCATCGGCTTCTTCTGCTACCTCTTCTTCCGGCTCCGCTTCGGCTACCGCTTCCGTCTCTTCGACTTCTTCGGCATCTTCCTCTTCTTCTGGCTCTTCACCGAGGCCAAAATTTAAGTCGAGCTTCTCTTGCACCGGTTCAGGTGCATCAGCCCCAGGCATTACATCAAAGTTCACATCTTCCTGTTGCTCAGCCATTAATAACTCCTATTGGGCATTACTTGTTTTCGCACCGGTCTGCATTGCTGTGGCAGCAATTCGTGCAGCGGCTGCGGTTTGTTGCTGATTTGTCCTGACTTCGTTTGTCAGATCAGCAAGCTCTCTACGAAGTTGCAGTTCTTGCATCTTCATTTCGATCTTTCCTTGCAGTTCAGCGATCTGGATGTCTGGCCCAGCCGCCGTGGTCTGAGCTTTCGCTACATTGACAGCTGCTTCAGAGCCGAGTTTCTGTACCTCGGCCTCCAGTTTCGCCAGTTCAAGCTGCGCTTCTTGCATTTGCATCTGCTGAACCATCATCGCGGCCTCCATCTGCTCTGGTGACTTCTCGATACCAGTCATCATGCGGATACGCTTGGCAAGCTCGCCCTTCTTAGCGAGGTGCGAGTACTCAATGATCGCGTCATCGGGGATCGCAACGCCGACTTGTCGCAGGTTTAGCGCTTCTGCGAACTGCACCTCGTCGAATGAATCACGAGCGGGAGCCGTCGCAACGACTACGTCGTACTCACCCAAGGTTAAATCGTTGATAATCGTGCCTTCCGGCGTCATCTCGTTGATCACCATTGGCTCACGCGGCTTTAGCGGATCTTCGTCATTGGTCACTTGAATGACACGAGTCTCGCTATAAAAGGTCTGAATCAACTCCAGCATCTTTTCAGCCAAGTAGTGACGGGTCTTACGCAAGTTATCCAGCGGCACCTGAATCATGATCGCGCCACGGTTCTGCTTGGCACGGATCGCAATACCCGATACCTCGGCACTGTCAGTACCTAGCATCGATTCGTTGATGCCACTGATCGCCTGAATGTTTGCCGCAGCTTTCTGTCCGATGCGGTCTAGGCCGGTAGGAATAGTGTTTGCCTGAATCTTAGATGGCGGGTTTGTGCCACGCGCATACTCAATAACCAGACCCGTCTCTGCACCATGCTCTTCCAAGTCATCCGGTGTCATACCCACCAAAGACCCAGACTCCACCATCCAACCACTGTTGGCGGTGGTGTTCACAATGTGTAGCTCCTGACTGCTGATCTTGTTCAGCTGCTCCTGCGGAGAAAGCAGGTTTCGCACCATGCCAAACGGACGGCCACGGCGGAAATACGCAAAGTAAGGAACAATCGTAAAGCCAGCATAGGGCGACCAGTCATCGTGTAAGACCACTTTGTCGCAGGTCACTGTCCAGCGAACCTTCTTCTGCATCTTGCTGATCATCGAAAGCCCGTACTTCTTGGCAAACGACTTCGCCTTACGCTCGTTCCATGCTTCCGGCACCGGACGCTGATCACCTGTATCCGGGTCAACGTAGCACTGCACACGAGTAATCTTCTTATGCTGCCGCTCAATGACGCGCAGCGACTTTACGTTGCGATAGTCATCGTCGTTGTAACCCGCCGAATGCAGGTAGTCGTCCATCGACTCAGTGTCACCGTACCGCGTCTCTTCATACTCAACCGAGTCACGGCCAAACGAGTTGCCGTTCTCAGCAATAAACTGCAGTTCTTCTGCCTTGTCTTCGCCGTACATCTCTTCGATGTCATCAAGCGTCATCCACTTGGTCTCGAAGATCTCGTTCCATGTCTTGGGGTCATAGTCCTTAGCATCTGGATCTAACAAAATATCCAGCGGGTCTTTTGCCGTGATACGTATCTCACCTTCAACGTGGTCACTAAAGTCCATGCGCACGTCAAAGTATCCGCGACCATCCATAATCAGACCGTCGCTGAATACCTGCTGCTCTACCCAATCCAACTTATTGTTGTCGGCAATCTGCATGTACAGCTTGTTCAGCGTATGCGCGACCTCTTCATCGCCGCCACGGCGAGGCTTGAACTGAATGTCCGCACGGCGGGTAGACTGCTCACCCAACACAGTATTGATCGTTGGCAGAATCGTGTTGATCGTCAGCGCCGGACGCCCTTCCGAATCCAACATCGATACGTCAGACAGATCCCACTGCTCACCCTGATAGAACGCATCACACTTCTTCGCCATGTTGATGTATTCAAGGTGGCCGTTGTCACGCGCACGCACATAGCGGTCATACTGTGTGCTGGCAATCTCCATCTCTTCAGACGGAGTTAGGTTTTTCATTTCTTTATGGTGGGCCATAGCTAGGCACTCATTGCTGATTTAGATTTGGGCGTAGCTGTCAGGTAGTCGAGCCGATCACGCCAAGAAGGTTCTTTGTAGACAGGAGCCTGATAGGAAGCGAACTCGGTCATCATCAGACCCAGCCATGCCAGCGCGTCCACTTGGTCATCGTGTAACCCGTTTGGAAAACGCAGCATCTCTGCTACCAGCGGCCCAGAAAAAATGGCATCGCGTGGGAAATACACCATGCCCTGTTGCATACGACCTTGAATGGCACGCGCTCGTGCCTCTTTATCCCGACGTCCTGTCTTTAAGTCCTTTATGTATGCCTCGTACAACCCGCGCTCTCGGATACGTTTCTCCAAGAACGGGCCTAGGGCCATCTCAATATGACCCTTCTCTATGCCGATCATTGACGGTTTCCACTCTTCGTAAAGATCCAGAATCCGTTCAACAATCTCGAAGCCGTCAAACCGGCCCCGCACCACATCAACAATGAACAACTCGTCCATGTCGTTGACACCGATCACCATCCCGACTGAATAGTCGTTACGGTCATTCTTTCCAATCGCTAAGTCCCATGCGCAGTAATAACGCATCTCATCCAAGTCCACTTCTTCAGGCTCGTAGTACTGGATCATCTGCCGAGTAAAGTAGTCACCGTCATCGGCAACCGGATTCTGCTGATACAGTGCCGACCAATCCCGTGGCCCGACTGCTCGTCGGATGCGCTCAAGCGAATCAAAGTCATAGCGCTCTGGATGCAAAGGCTCACCGGCCTCACGAAACTCTTCATCGTCTTCAGCGATGGCCGGATAGCGCACCACTTCCCAATCATCGCCACCTTCACCCGTCGCCTTTAATAAGCGACCCGCAAGATCGTCATCGTGCCAACGAGTAAGAATAACCAACACGCCACCACCTGGAGCCAAACGGGTATAAGCCGTTGAGGTGTACCAGTCCCAGTTTGCGTCTCTGTTGTTTTGGCTTTCGGCATCTTCACGGTTCTTTACTGGATCATCGATCACGAGAACATGAGCGCCCTTACCTGTGATACCACCACCAACACCAGCAGCAACGAAGCCACCGCCGTTAGTAGTAAGCCAAGCCTCCGCAGACTGCGACTCTGGATCGAGACGAGTTTGGAAAGCTGTTTTGTAGCTTGGCTCTCTAAGAAGTCCACGAACCTTTCGACTGAATCCCATAGCAAGCGAACCCGAGTACGAACACGAAATAAACTCGTGCTGTGGGTTCCTGCCAAGGTGCCAAGCCGGAAACGCGATGCTCGCCAAAGTTGACTTGCCGTGTCGCGGAGGTAAGAAAAGCATGAGTCGAGGCGACTCTTTTGCCACAACTTTTTTACTGAACTCTTCAAGTCGTCTACAGACATCTTTATGCACCCACCCTGCTTGGTAATCGGGGCTAAAGCGCTCAACAAATGGCAGCAATCGCTTGCGTGTCAGAAACCGGAGCGCTAACTCTGCTTTGGCTTTCTCCTCTACAGACTGAGCAACCTGCTCTTCTTCTACTGGTGGTGCAGCAGCGGGGATCGCTTCAACCTCATCCGCTTTGCAATACACACAAAAACCGTCGCGCCCTGAATACAAAGTCTCGGGGTGCAGGTTCTTGCACCGCTTACACTCCTGCATTGGGACGTCATGCATCAGAGCTAGGCTCCAGATACGCGGTGTCCTTACCTGCGATCTTCAACAACTCTTCATCTGACATACGCTCCAACTGCTTGGGCGTGGCATCTATGTTTATGTTTACTTGAGTTGCGTTCTCTGGAGCGGTCAGGCCATGTAACTTAACCAGACTGTCTACCGTGTTCTTCATCTCGGTAGCTGTGGCCGATGCGGTGTAAGCATCCATGTACATGACATGAGCATTGGCACGAGTGAACTTGACGTCTTCACGCATCTGCTCGCGAAAGTAATCCATCGCTTGTTTCACACGAGGCCGCTTGAGCGCGTCATATACCGCAGTCGAACTGGCATACCCCGCCCCGCGACCTGCGGCGGCGATGGTCATACCACTGAGTACCAACATCACGAGCTTTTCCTGCTGCACCGTCAGATCACCAATGTTTAAACCCATATAAGGGATATGAGACTCAAACTCGGTGACGTCAGTGATAGTGTTCAGGCTCTCTGATTGCGTCGATGACTTCTCCACGAACATCCTCGTCAAAGAAAACGAATAGCGGTGAGTGATCCTGTTGGCCTGCTGCCTGCACTTTAGCCAGTATCGTTGTGACCGAGATGTGTTCCTCAACTTTTCGGCCATCGTAAACTAGGACTTCGTCGCCGGACGCAGACAAGCCCACACCTACAATGCAGTCATCCAAGCCCTCGATGGACATCATTCTCACCTTTGTCATGTGCGGATCGTACAAGGTGTACTATTTATGCACAAGCGGCTTATATGGCCGCCGTGCCCACCGTGGCCGCCACTTTTACACTTAAAGTAATAATCACTGTCTGTAATAAAACTAAGAAATAGATTTAGGTGGGCACGGCGGCCATTTTTCTTAGAAAAAAAATTTGAAAAATCTTTTCTGAATCGCTGAGACATCATCTCCCTGTTCCCCAGCCGTCGTACCCCATCCCCGGATTCGCACATTGGAACCTTGTTTCGCATTAGATGTTTGGAACCTTAGATCTGGTACCCCCCTCCTCGTCCCTCGTCGGCAGTCGGTTGTGTTGTTGTCATTAACCATAGGAGAAAAGACATGGCACAAGCCAAGGTATCGATGGTTCGGGTAGGTAAGAAGAACAAGACAGCAATCTATGTTCAGTCAGCTTCCGGCAACGTATATCGCCTGCATCCGCAGACAGTACGCGAGCAAGCCAAGTGTGGCCGCTCCATCGAACAAATCATCGCTCACATAACCAACCGAGCATCCATCAACACTAAGTTCTACACAAAGGTAAGGGGGTAATTACCATGTTACGGTTACTAACACTTTTAATTAGCGGGCCTATTCTGGTTCTGCTAATCATCGCTGGATTCAACTGGATTGGCGTCACAGTCAATATCTCTCTCAACCCAATGCTTGCAGGTGCCATTATCGGGATTCTGATATGCCTCATGGCCCTTACATCATCATCAATTTACGAGGACTTAACCGATGATCAGTAAATCAACAACCTTCGCAATCCTTTTCATTTCAACCGTAATCGGCCTAACAATCGCTAATCACTACTACATGCGTGAAGCCATGTACGCCGAAGACCTCGCCATCCCCGACGACCACATCTGCATCAAGAACAAATGGGAAGACAACCTCATCATATGTTCCGATGAAACACCGTTCTCACTATGGTGGATAACACCCCGCACCGGAAGACTAGCAGCAGAAGGAGAATCCTAATCATGATCGCTAAACTAAAAGCCAAAGCACTGGCACTCAAGACTCAGTACGCAACCGAAGAGAACAAAGCCAAGGTCAAGGAACTCGGAGACAAGGCTCTTCAATACGCCAAGGACAATCCATCCGACATCATGGTAGGTGTTATCACCCTCATGGTCATGGACATGGACGATTCAATCGACGCCATCGAGACCAACACCACGGTCTCTGCATATGTAGACGCTGACGCATACTACAGACGCTAACCTAAGGGGCCTTCGGGCCTCTTTTTTTATACCAACGCTGGCTAACGACGTGCCACTTGTACCGTGACCCAACGACGTGCAG